CAGAAGAATTTAACACAGAAGATATAACTAATGCATACAATCCTGAGCCAGTTATGGAAACAACAGCTGCACCTGAACCCCCAGCTCCAGAACCAGAGGCCGATCCTATTGAAATTGTGGAGCAAAATGATGAGCCAATTGAAGAGCAACCCAGTAGCGAAGAAGTTATTGCAGAGCAACCAATACAAGAAACAGATAGTCCAAAACAAGAAGAAGTTGTCGAGGCAGATGTTGAAGAAGAACGACCAGAACCTACTGAAGAACCAATGGAAGAAGATATAGCTGAAGTTGTTGAAGAAGAACCAGAAGTATCTGAAGAACAACCTGAAGTATCTGTTGACGTAGTTGCAGTTGAAAAATATATTGATGGCAAAGTACAAAGCAAAATAGAAAAGATTGAAGCTACCTTATTAGTAGTTAATGAGTTAGTAAATAGAGCTATGGTATCTAATCAAGTTGATATATCTAGCTATGCTAATATTAATCAGGCTATATTTGATGACAGACAATTAAATGATGGCAATCCTAACTTCTTTAAGCAGATAGTATTGGCTGGATATAATAAGTCTATATACACTAATCAAGTTTCATTAGGGTCTACTGATCCTGTTGTACAGCATAACATAAAAGTTAATGTGGCTCGCAACAAAACGAACGAAGCATATTATAAATTAAAAGCACTAATGGAGGCAAGGCAATGATTGAAAAATTACAAAAAATAGGATTACTCATAACACTTATATCTGTTATAGGCGGTGGATTTTATACCTGGGGTACGTTTAATCAAAGATTAGATGCCATCGAAAAGAAAAAGTTTACTGTAAATAAAACCGTAGATCTAACAGAAGTTAACAGATCTATTGCAGGATTAAAAGCAGACATTAAAATTAATGGGGCTGCTCTCGATTACCTTGAAGCAAAACTTAATGAATTAAAAGCAGAATCAAACAACCCACTATTACAATAGGAAAGAAAAAATGGTAGACACACTAGCACCAAAAAAAATATTCACACAACGAAATTTAGACTCAAGTCTAAGTGAATCAAATAAAGTAAATGTAACTAATGGATCTGCTACTAGCATGGTAGATTCTTTACCAAAAATAAATAAACAAAACCCACTAATTAATACTATGCAGCCAGATTATCTTATCAATGTAGATGATATACTGACAAAAAGATTAGAAAAAAGTGCACCTAGTACTTCGGAAAGAAATCAAACTATAAAATCTTCTAGTGAATTAACTGATGCAAAACAAACAGGAGCCGCAGTAAAAAAAGATGTATCTCAAGGCTTGGGCTCAAGCCCTATTGCATATGCAGCAGATGGATTTGAAGATAAAATTATAGATAGACCAGTAGTTGTTGGTGAAAGAGGAGTGGAAATGATTGTACCTACAGGTAAAAATAAATTTAGTGTGGTAAGTAATGAAGCATTAAAAGGATTAATGACTAAAATTAGCGATGATTCTGGTAGTGATTATTCTGGTGTAGACTTATCAAAAAATAAAATCAGCGAATTTAAAAATGAAGATGGAACTGATAGAGCAGCCATAAGTGGAAACGATGAGGTACCAGATCCAAAGATAGGAAGTACTGAGACTTTAATATTACTTGAAAGATTAGATGATCAAGGTGTAGACACTACAGATCCAGAATTAAGAAAATCTATTATGGATTATATTAAGGGTGCAGATAATACCTATTATGATGAGTTATTAAACCCACCAGAAGTTGAAATAATTCCAGAGGAAAAAGTTCAACCTTTAATGGGTAAAGACGAGGTATAATTACTCCTTAATTTTATAAGGATCTGTACTTAACTTAGGTATCTTACCATCTAAGTCTTCTCCAGATAATATACTTTCTATATGTTTGTTTATATAAACAACAGCCGCACCTATGATAGAGTCTTTAGTAAAGGTTTCTGCTATCTCTTTAAGACTACATCCATACTGCAACAGTAAAGATACTGCCTTACCAGATGCTCTAAGTTCTCTATCCAGAGTACTTTCATTTGGTTTTATCTTAACCCAAATAGCCATAGGCGTTATCCCTTCAGAGTTTATAGTATAGTCTACTATAGCTACCACTCTTCTATCATCTATGTCCATTCGAACTGTGTTACTTCTCATTCTATTTGGTACTTCTAATCTAGCCACGTTATCCATTATAACCTTTCTATTAAATCTTTTATTTCGTAATTAAGTTTTTCTGCATTGCTGTTGCAATGTCTGATTACAGCAGATAAAATATTAGCATGTATTTTTTCTTCTATGCTATCCAATTCTTTTTGTACAAGTTTTGGTTCTATGTAATCAAGATCAATTGCTATCTCATTTGAACCAGTCAAATGAACATTCATTCCAAACAGATGGGATTTATTTTTTGCCATTTATATTCTTTGCCACAAAGTCAGCCCCAAGATTTGGATCTAGTTCTTTTAATCCTCTAGATAATATCTCAATACCTTGTACCACTTCACCATAAGGTCTAGTAAATAAATATCTTAGTATGCCCTGTACTTGAGGAGCTGATATTATATACTGTTTCTCCGATACTGCGTGAGCCTCTGCCATTTGTTCTTCTGTACTTTTATTAGTCATATTATTTTCCTTTTGTTAAAATTTTTATTGCTTGTGTATAGTAAACTTAAACGATTATATGTTAGCTAATAGTTGACTAGCCTAGAGGTATAGATTCTCTTGTTTGTTTAAGTTTGACCCCTCTATGTCCATTGTTGGATTTTTAATCCTGCTTCATCATTTAACCCTCCATCTCTGTCTAATATTCTAAATTTAATTTTAGTTGCGTCAAATGTTTCCTTAAGATGTGCAAGAACTATGCTCTCATCGAAGTCTTTACATGAATAAACATCTAGTTGCATAGTACCCCACTCATTCCATATGTGCATAGCTACATGGCTAGTGCTTAGTAGTAGTGATGATGTCCAACCTATGTTACCTTGATCTGATACAAATTTTTTAATTGGACCTGCAATTACTTTCATCTGTATTTTTTCTACTAACCTCTCCATAAAAGTAGTTACTACTTTTTCTTCATCTTGATTAGGAAATTTATTTATATTTGCAAATATAAGTAAGTGTTTATGTATTGGTTTTTTCATTCTTTACCTCCTCTATTAACTTATATAAGTACCATTCTGCTTTCTCTAAATCTTGTACAGGATTTCCTTTGTACTTATACCTTGCCATATACTTCATGCAAGCACCTTTTAGATACCCACGAAACTCTTCAGTAGTCATAGAGGCTTTGATTATATCAATGGTCTCTGTTGCTGACTGCCTGTAATGAGTTGGTTTATTTACTAGGTCTTCCATATCTTTTCTTTACCTCCTTACTATTTACCATTTCTATATCGTATTCTCCACCTTTAACATTTCTTTTAACTATTAGTCCACTCCACCACATACGCTGTGTGTTGTACGCATAGGATTCTTTGTGCGTAAAGTAACAACCTGCTGATAATCCCATTAACTTTTTACCTGTTGGGTATGAGCCTACAGCATAATCAAGTATGTGGCAATGCCCTACAGTAGAAGATACTTTGTTTTTGTTTATTAAACTTCTAGCTATATTCTCACCAGAGATAGCTGATCCCATAAGACCACTAGGAAAGTTGTGTGAATAATGTATACCGTCTATAATTACAGGATATCTATAGGTGTACTCATTCCAACCATAAGAAGGATAGGCTAAGTCATCAATAGATATAGCACCCTCTAACTCTGGATTGTCTTCTACCATACGATCAATACGATCTTCATGATTACCTAAAGTCATATGCATCTCTGCTTTGTGATTGCCCATACCTTTGTTAAATAATTCTAGTGCTTGATGTGCATGATCTATATCCTTACGATACCTTCTACCTTGAAAAGATTTCTTACCTCTGTCCCAACTAGATAAAGAATCCATGCTTGCAAAATCTCCCATACATATTATTTTGTCTGCTCCAATATCTTTTGCCATTCTTCCTGCCCAAGTAAATCTTTCGTTACTTGAGGCTGGTGTGCAATGAGGGTCTCCTATTACTAAATGGGTTGTCATTAATTTAAGTCTCCTTTTTTAAAATTAAAAAGATCAATTACATTATCTTTTTCTTTCTCGTTTTCGTCTATCCTTATATCGTCATCATAAAATCCTTGTATGCCTTCGTCATATATAAGGTCTGCGTTAGTAGTTACAAATCTAACTAAACCTTTTGCTACATAAGAACATATATCTCTTTCTGCTGGAGACTTAGGATCTATTACCCCGCATATAAATCCTTTATTATGTGGGGAAATTACTACAGTAACAGATGAAAATAGATCTAGTACGTTGTCATCATCTTCCATTATACAAGCCCCATCATCTCGTCAACTTCTTTTACTTCTTCATCGTCTGCGGATTTACCAGATTTTAAAAGATTTTTTTTCTTGTGCTGTAACATAGCTATTGTTTCTTCTACATCTTTGTCTTGTTCTTCTTTCATAGTGTCTATTTCTTCATCGGTTATGTGTCTATTCATTACATTCTCCTTTGTTGTTTTGTTTTATTATACTTAAAAACGATTCAAAGTCAAGTACAATAAGGGGTTTCCTGCTATTCATTTTTAACACTACTGCAGGTTCTAGATTAGCATTAGAAATTGATTGATCATATGAGTCATACAATCCTTTCCATGTTTCTTTATTCTTACACTCAATAGAAAACGGAAATAACTCTTGGGCTTTCTCAGATAATTTAATGTCTATACCTGACTCTCCCATGATAGCACACCATACATCTGTATTTATTTTTAAGCTAGGGAATGCACTTAGCAGTGCATCCCTAACCCAGTTTTGTAGCCTTCGCCCCTTGGCTTTTCGACTGCGTACACTAGAAGCCATCATCTACCCTCGGATTACTGACCTCAGTGTACCAAACCCACTTGGGGTTTTTAGCTTGCGATTGCTGTTGTGGCAGCATTTGCAAGTTTTCTCCCCAACAAGGAAACTTGTAGGGGCAGAAACCACATGCCGTACCTAATACTTTATTGCCTGTCTTGTTCTTTCTAAAGTATTCGTCTTCGGCTTTGAAACATCTTTCAAATTTTTTATCTAAAGTTATAGCTCTAATATTATTATCTATTATACTCATTGCATTTTCTTTATATTCTTCATCAGCTATAGGTGCTTCAGTAACAACCCACTCACCAGTAGATTTATTGATTACTATCCAGCCACCAAAAGGTTTTTGCCTAGACTCTGCATACATATAACCTTGTGTTAAGTAACCAAACAAATCATCTTGAGCTACAGCATGGAAGCCACCATTCTCCCCAAACTTATTAACAAATGACCATGGTGATGCACTTTTAATATCCCATACTTTATCTTCTATCTCTACATCAAGAGTACCATTGACTGTAACTGCATCTAACTTATACTCTGTCTTAGTCTGCTCTGATTGTATGACTACACCAGATGCCTTCATTATAATCATTGCCGCTTGTTCTATGAGATCTCCAAATAAGTTTCTCATCTTAACATTATAAGGTTGCGACTCACCCTTAATGCCTTTCTTCTCCATCTGTAACTGACACAGAGGTCTTCCGATGCTTGATGCCCTAAGACCAAACTCTTTTTTTCTTTGGTCAGTGAACTGCTTGCGGAATGATTCCTTACAAGCGTCACCAAACTGGTCTATCAATTCATCGGATACCTCAACTGCATCTTTGTTAGCAGCTTCGAGAAACACCCTAACTTTTTCTAGGATGTCTGAACTCATGAAGACAATGCCGCTATAGGATCATCTTCTAATTCACCTACTGCCTCTATAATCTTTGCGTCACTAGCAATAGGACTTGTCTTCTTAGCAGAACGCCATAGCTCTACCACCTCTTCGTTTTCAGAATTGATAACATCTTGGAAAGATAAGAGAATCTCTTTTTCTTTATCTCCAAACGAAACCTCTTCTGGATTAACAGATATATTTGATACATAGAATACATTACTGCCTGCTTTCTTTTTCATAGTTTTTAGTTCAAGTGTGTGATTAAACATTACTTTACCTCTGCGTCTAAGACCTTCTATAGCCTCGCCTACAGGTTTAAAGTTACTGCCTGTTACCTTCCAAAGGACTGGTAAATCTTTTACCTCTGCCTCTGCTCCACCTGCTAGTACACCTGTAAAAGATACTAAACCATAGATCAATCTATAACACTTGATTGCTTTCTGTTTAATTCTTTCTTCCTCAGATACATTGGCAAGTTCTCTTGCTGGTACTTTACCACATCGAGTTCCACCTAGTATATCTATAGCCTCATCTTTCCAAGACTTAAAGATAATACTTCTATTGCTATAGGTATTTTTCTCTGCGTCATACTTCATATACTGATAGGTGTTCATGAATGGCCTAAAAGTTACTGGCTTTCCGTATGCCATTCCATCTAGCTCTGGTACATACACACCGTATGATCCTACTGGTACTTCAGCACCGTCATCATTCTCTGGAAATCTATTTATGGCTAGCTTCGGTAAGAAGTTACCCGTAGATGATTTCTCTTGTCCTATCATAGACATTATCTGATCTTGAGATAAACCATCTATGTTTACTACTTCATTGTTAGACATTTATTGTCCTCCTTGTTTATTGTTAAAGTTGTTATACACTATTTTTTTAAAAAAGTCAAATAAAAAATAATTAATTTACCACCTCCATATTTAACCAGTTAGATCCAGACTTTGTCTCCGTGTCTAGGGGTATATTAAAGTCTATTCCATAGTATTTATTTAAAGATTCAATAACATTTTTAGTTCCTTTATCTAATAGCTTAATCATTTGATCGTGCTCATCTGGATGAACGTCAACAACTATAGAATCATGCACTGTATTAATCATCAGACTCTTTACTTTATTTTCACGCATTAAATTATATACATTGATACAAGCTATAGGAACAATGTCAGCTGTAGCGAAACCCTGTACAGGATAATTTTTAATTTGTGTCGAATAACTAGATCCACCCCATGCCATGCGTTGTGCATAAGGAAAAGCATACTCTCTTCCTGATGGCGTTTTAATTTTTTTGTATTGTATTGCTGTGCTCTGTAATGTTTCATGCCATTTTGCTATGTCTTTGTACTTATCTAAGAATGCTTTGTAGTATCTCTTCTCATCTTCTGTACCTGACATGCCTCCATATAAAGGTTTAAAGGTATGTGCTTTTGCATCCTGTCTAGATACACCTATAGTATCCGCAGTAAACTGGTGGACATCTACACCATTAGCTATGTCTTTCATTCCTTGTTTATCTTGAGCCAAAAATACAGCAGCTCTAAATTCTAGCTGTGAAAAATCTATCTCAACTATACTACCACCATTAAATCTAGATGTAATTACTTTACGAATAGGAAAAGTATTTCCCCTTGGTTGATTTTGAAAGTTAGGGTCACGACTAGATAGTCTTGCTGTTGCCGTAACACACTGCATAAATTTAGGATGTAGTATGCTATCTGAATTTACATGATCTCTAATACCATTAACAAAAGTATTTAAGTATGTGCCGATAGCATTGTACCTAATAATTAAATCAACAAACTCTTTTAGTTCACCTCTTGCTTTCATAGATATTTTTTTGAGTGTCTCTCTGTCTGTCTTAAAGCCACCATCTGCTACCTCGGATACACCCAATGGGGTTTGATCAAAGCCTGCAAGTCTGTTTAACTCTGAGTATATTAAGCCCTGTCCCTGGCATACATCACATCTAGATAAATTTTTATAAACATCTCCATTAACTTTGCGTCTCTGCATAGTACCGTCACCAGAGCAAGCAGTGCATTGATCGGCTACAGTTTTTTTTATAGGTACTGTGTAGGTAGCTACAGCAATTTTAAACTTTGCTTTAGAAAATATAGGGCGTTTTTTATTTCTCTTTGTCTGCTTGTCCACACCTATGTTAAACATCTCTGACCATTTCTTTTTGTCTGTAACTTTTCTAGAATATATTAGCCAGGATAATTGCTCAGTGCTACCAGGATTTATAGGTGTGTCTCCCATCTGCTCCCAAATTATAGTCTTTATTTTTTGTGCAACAGTTCCAAACTCTTCTTTAAACTGTATCTCTACTTCATCCAATCCAGGTACGTCTATGTTAATACCATTTCTTTCCATGTTACCAAGCACAGGTAAAAATTCATTCATCATCTTAACAGATTTAAGTAATGGATTATTGTCTGCCTTTTTAAAATCTGCTATCTGTGCGTCAAACAATGCTCGTGTAGATATTACATCTTGTCTGCCGTAAGTCTCTGTAATGTCTATAGGTATATACTCAAAGGATATCTTATCTTTCATATACTGATCTACCGCATCAGACTTTTGTGATATGCTTCTGCGTTTACATATTTCTTTTAAAGACAAGGGCTTACGCACCCCTCTAAGTAATACATACTCGGCTATCATAGTATCATACAACCTGCCCTCATACTTAAACCCAGATTCTAATAGCCAAACTAAATCGAACTTAACATTGTGTCCCACTAATAGTGTAGTCTTATCTAAAGTTTCTTGTAATTGTCTATGATTTTTTTGTATATCAAACTCATGATCGTTGTGATAGAAAAAATAGTAGTCATTATTTGCACCAACACTAACTAACTTATTGTCTGGATGAAATGGTAATGGGTCTGTCTTACCATTATGTTCTACAAAACTTGTCTCTACATCTAAAACTGTAATCATACTCTGTACCTCGATAGTTGTGGTTCAATATTACAAGTGATCTCTCCGTGATAACCTGATATCTTATTCTTACTTATACACAATACTCGTGTAGTGTCAAGTGAATCAAGACTACCATGCTTACCTATACCTATGATCAAGTCTGCCTCTGCGGCTTTACCTGTCTTAGAGTTCTCCATCATATCAAATGATATACTTGTCTTACCATGTGCGTCTGCTGATGCTTGTGATATAGCTATAACACAACATCCGTGTCGCTTGGCTACCTCTCTTGCACCAGTGTATACCGCCCTAAGTTTTTCATCTGTTCGTGAAAAATTACCAAGAACATTTACTTTATCTAACTGATCAATGATAAGTATGTCTGGCTTGTGCTTCTCACAGTGTGCATTAACATCATCTAGATTCCAATCAACAGTATCCAGTAGTTTAACATTGTCTTTTATACTAGCCCATTTCTCTTTGGCTAAGTCCATGTTGTCTGTTATCTCTTCTTTAGTCATGCCTGTATGTGCGTTAATAATTCTCATCTGTGTTCTTATAGCAGGCTCTTCATTAATTAATGCATGTACCTTTGCACCTTGTGATGCAAATCCTTGTAAGCCTCCCACTAAGTTTACCCAGAAGGCAGTCTTACCAGACTCTGGTCTAGCAAATAGTATAACAAGATTGCCTGCACCTATGCCTGGAACTTGCTCATGCAAACTTGGTAAATTAAATTCAAACTTTGTCTGTATCTCTAAGCTATCAATTAGTTCTCCTATGTCATCTGTCACTGCCTCTTCCTCCTGTACCTCCTCTTGAGTACCCTCAAGTAAGTCCTTGATATCATTGAAAGATCTGGAGTGTCCATTAAATATATCTGTAGCTACTACTGCCACTTTGTGTGCAAGGTTTCTTTTATGTACTGCACTAAGTATATCCTCTACTACATTCTCGTTAGGCTCTTCTTCGTTTCTAATCTCATCTACCATGGATTGAAAGTTAACTCTTGCGGCTCGTGTTAGTGCAGGGTTATACTTTTCTAGATGCAAATCTATTAACTCATCTATAGATAAATCTTCTGTATAATCTGCGTGTGCTTTCTCTATTGTTGTAAAGACATTACCAAGACCATTTGTAAATGTAGTCTTGGATACTTTTGCTTTGTTTTTGTCGTAAAACTTTTTCTTTAATAGAAGTTTTATTAGCTGTCGTTCTTGCATAGTATCTCCTTTATCATTGCTGGTCTATAATATTTTAGGTCGTCTTTAAGTATGACTACCCTTGTCTTAAGTTTCATACTACTAAGTTCTTTTGCGATGTCAAATGATTTTGTAGTTGCGTCCCTGTCTAATGCTACTATAACTTCTTTGTATCTTTTTTGTATGATTGGAATAAAACTATCAGGCAAACTTGTACCCATCAATGCAACTCCTGCAAAATCTTGTGACACTGCACATGCAGACGCACAGTCCTCTACTAGTACTGCAACATCACCTTCTCCACATATGTAAGGATAGTCTTTGCTACCATACACATACCACTTGGGTAATATATCTGAACGCAAGGCTCTACCAACACCGCCAATTATATTACGCTTGTCGTCTCTAATCATGAAGACAGCTCTGTGATTTTGAGGATCGTATTGTATGTTAGCATTACGCTGGTTGTATGCCTCAAGGCAATTGTTTCTGCTTAAGTATTTAGCTACTGTGTGAGTAGAGTGGGCAGGTTGGAAGTGACTGGGAACTTTCCAAGCTATCCTGTCATTGTCTTTCTTCTTAATCATGTGTGTTATATCCTCCATTGTTTTCTCTGTGTCTACTATTCCCTTTGCATTACAAGAAGCACTAAAGCAGTACCACTTCATAGTGCCACTTTCTTTAGTCAACTGTAAGGTATTGTTATGAAAGCAAAAAGGACAATCCATTCTTATAGATTGTCCTGTGTGTATGGGTATGTTTTTTATTACTTCTTTTTGTTCTCTGTAATTCATGCTTTGCTTATACCATGATTGGTAGCTTATGTCAAGTGATTATGAAATTGTGGGTGGGGGTGCCCAGTAGGCTTCAGATTGTAACTGGCTTTCGGTACCGTAACCTGCACCCCCATAATGTGGGGTAGGCAACGACCAAGCCCACCCCTTGAATACGAACACTACCTCTGTAGCATGCTTAGTGTTTTACTATGCTCGTAATCAATATCGTATATTAACACTTCTTTGTCTCTGTGTCAAGTCGTTATATTAAATTACTAACACTAGTTAGCTTTAGTTTTCTACCTTTAGGTGTGACCTGTACAGTATACATATTGCCATTGAACTTGATCCACTGTAGTCTAGATAAAGATACATTGATATACTTAGAGTTAACTGTGTCCCATACAATCATATAATCTTTAGGGTCAGTAGTTCTTATACCACCCTTAAGATGTTTAGTTACATTGAACTTACAGTTAGCTACTCTAGTGCTATCATCTTTCTTTATAAAGCAGGCAGAGAAAAACTTTGCTCCTACTCGCTTTCTTATTTCGCCTTCAAAGTCTAGGCGTTTTATTGCTTCAGTCATTTGACCTCCTTTGTTGTTGTTAATATTTTAGCGAGAGTTGGGAAAGCCAATCCCATAAAACCTGCAATGTCTTACCATTGATGTACTGCCAAGATCATCTTCGTTTTAATACAGTCCACGAAGGCTTACGCTGGTACTCTCTATCTCATACACACTAGCTAGTGGAAGGCTCGTTACCTTACATAACGCATGAGAATATCTTATAATAGCA